GGAGCGTTCTGGCTGTCCGCCCAAACAATCTTTTCTGTGTTGTTAAAGTTGAAAACCTCGAACTCGTAGCGACCTGCACTGGTACGACCCGTGTCGATACTGGTCCAACCACTGCCAGACCCCTTGTAAACTGCAGTACCCTTAGCGGCAATGACCTGATCTTTGTAGAGTGCAACACCTAAAACAGTGCCTGTAGAGCCGCCTAACTGGTTGGTGTCGTACTTAGTGAACCCGTTGATGCGGCGATAGCCGCCTTTAATGTCTGGCTCAAAGTTCTGTAGCTGCGTAGCAGCACCGGGAGGTATGGAGAACGTGTCACGGTCAAGAACCAGACCACCCCCTAGACGCACCACGTACGGGCTGATAGCGGAGGTATCGGTCATTAAACTGCCCTCATGTAATCCTTGCGGTTGATAAGCTCAACACGCATACGGCGCAGTCCGGCTACATAATCGCGGTCAGCGAACTGTGCTGCTTGGGGGTCAGAACGCAACAAGTAAGCGTAGTACTTGGCACGATTGATAATCACATCATGAAAACGATCAGGCACCACAGGAGTATCGGCGTTAACGGCCAAATCAGCATTGGTAGCGTAATACGCGTATCGAATTGTGTAGGTAGATTTGTCAGGAGTGGGAGATAGGCCATACTTGTTATCGGGTGTGTGATACACGTACTCTGGCAGGCCCTCTGCACTACCGTCTGGGTTGGTGTCTGACTCGTGATACAAGTCGAGATATTCGTCGTAACTGATGTAACTCAGTCGTTTTTCTGGAAGTGAAGCAGTTTCCTGTACTGTGAAGGTGCTCCACTTTAGGGTCTTAGCGTCGGACTCAAAGTCATACAGCCGTTGACCGTCTACTGTAGTGTCTGACTCGTTCTGTACTGTGAACGGCCATTCTACTTCGGAGTTGATGATATCGCGCTGGGCTTTGTTAACGAAGTCTGCTACCGCCGTCTGAATCCCGCGAGTCGAAGTCACGTTAGTGATTTCCACTTCGTTCAACTCGCGCAGTACAGCGTTGCACAGTTCCAAGTACGTCATCTTATCCTCTATTCGGGTCGTAGTATTCTTCTACGGAAACTGTTATTTCAAATGCGTTAGCAGTTCCTGCGGTAGCTTTAAGTATATCGCCAGCGTGAACAAAAAAAGGAGAATCTCCGGAAAGTAGTTTTTCATGAGAGTTAGCGGAAATTCTTTCTTCTCCGATGATTGTGTGAGTTTCGTCATCATCCGCGTGATACCATTTAATAGTTATATCAGCGTTCGAGTTGGTAGTGTTTGATGCTAACAACAGACGAATTACCCCCGAATAGTTATTCGGCACGGTGTAAATCGTAGTATCGTTCGTAGTCGTAAGGCTGAATGCCTTCGTGTGAAACTTGCTGTGTGTTTGTGCTGGCATGGGTTACACTTTTGCTTGTGGCCCAAATACCTGCTCCATCAACAACCTTGCATTAGGTGTTTCCCGCTCAAATGGTGAGGGGTAGTTTCCGGTCATAACCAGTAGAGCACTCATCTTTGAGTCCGCATCTATCCAGTCATCAAGGGCTTTGTCCACTTTTTCGTAGATGTCGTTTACGCTGCCATCATAGGCTTCGATGTCTTGAAAGAAGTCTACTACCTGCTCTGCGTCTCGTTTTTGGCAACGATAGCGATGGTAGATAGCCTCTAGTATCAAATTACGCATAAAAAACCCCGTTTATTATATTATAGTAAAATAGGGGGTCAAGTCAACTAATTTGTGAGTCCCAAGCTGTACTGCTGGCCGTCATACGTAAGGCATTCCTTACGGTTTCCTTCCGGCTTGTACGAGCAGTGTACCCAACCACTATTCGGGTCACCCTCTTTGTAGAACTCTAGGATAAGCTGATCAAAGTCGAGGTTGTCACGAATCCAGCAGGCTAGGTCATAGTTGCTGATGCCGGGAACCTCAAAGTCTGCCGCTTCACCCTTCGCGTGTTGGCTTTTACGGCTGGAGCCAATAGCTTGGCACAGGGCCTCACTACGATACCCCGAAGAAGGGCTAAAAGAGCGTCCGTAGTGCTCTCGGACAGGCTGGAGTATGTTTTCGCACAAAAGGCGCAAACTGTCCACGTGTGCGTCTGTAGGGACGTTGTAGATGCCTTTACGGATGGCAGTTTGGCTATGCGTCAGTTCACGCAAACTAAAGTTGGCAGATAGCTTCATATCTAGCCTCTCAGCTTCCCGATTGACTTTAGACCGAAAGACGCTGCGATACTTGCTAGAATACCGTACGACAGCCACTCCGGGCAGTCCTCCCGTAGGAAGCGAAAGCCATCTGCGATATAAGGTTGTGCAGAGGGTATAAAACACGCTATGATTAAACCAATGAATAATACGGTCCATAACTCATCCTTGATGCTGTCTTGGGAAGCCTCCATAGCTTTTTCTTCCCAATCGCCGTCTTGCTCGACCTTTTTGACCTTAGCCTCGATACGAGCAATCTCTAGTTTTTGTTTTGCTTCGGCTTTCTTCTGGCGACCTTCAAGAAAGGTCTTACCCAGAGAGCCAATGATAGATAGGGGGTTCATTACTTGTCGTCCTTATGGCAGGGGCACTTGCATGTTTCGCGGTTGCACGGGCGTTCTGAACAAACGAAGCAGATTACCATTTCTTGCATGACCAGTATCTCGCGGTAAACTTGTCAGTAGCAGTATCGCAGTTATGACGAGCGCGAAAGCTCTTGCGACGCGCTGGCTGATCTTTCTTGATTGACATGTTTGGGTCACCGAATCGTACCAGTTTGATTTGATCGCCCTTCTTAGCCAGCACAGCAAACTTCTTGCTGCCGCCACTGGTGCGCTTGGGCTTGTTGAATCCTGCGAAAGTTTCGCCACGATAGCTGATACGACCACTGGGCGTACGCTTTACGTCTTTAGTTGTTGCCACGAGCTTTTCTCCAACGTTCTGTGTAACCGCCCATAGCAGCACGGTGACGTGCAGTCTTTTGGGCAATCTTCTTCGGTTGTTTGACGTGCTGCTTGCCTGCAGCTTTGCCTTTACGTTTGGCACGTGTCGTAGCAGCGTATTCTTGTGGGCTAAGTGCGTCACGTGCTGCTTTAGGCAGGTACCGTTCCCCCGTCGCTTTTGAACCTTGTGTAGACGGTTTACCGCTCTTGGTACCCCAATCTTGCTCTGTCCATTTTTTCAGGCTCTGTTGGGGCTTCTTCACGACTTGTAGCCCCCGCCTTTTTCTTTGTACCGTTTAGCAAGCATCTGTGCCTTACGAGCGGACCATTGACCGGGAGCACCCCCTTTTCCGCTGGCTTTGATTGAGTTGAACAGACGCTTACGCATTCCGGGTTTGGTGTAGTTGCCAGCCTCGTTTACGCGAGACTCACCACCTTTAGCCATACGTTGACGCTTCCAGCGTTCCGTGTAGCCGCCCTCTGCTTTCTTGGTTTTACCTGCTTCAGACAAGGCAATAGCCACAGCTTGTTTCTGCGGCTTACCACTCTTCATTTCCTTGCGGATGTTGGAGCTAACTGTCTTTGAGGATGAACCCTTCTTTAGGGGCATTATCTATTCTCCATGAGAAATTGATCGTATCGTTGTTCGGCGCACAAACGAAACTCCGGGGATTTGCGTTCGTAACCAAACTTAGTACACAGCGTCACCGCCCAAGTAAGGGCCCGTTGTTCCGGAGTAGCGGGCTTGGATACGACAGGTGTCTTAGGTTCAGGCTGTGCAGGTGTTAGTGTTGTTATTGGCATACAAGCCAGAATCGGAAGACACATGATAATAGGTAGTAACTTTTTCATGATAGCTCCCAGTGATTTGGGGGAGTCCGAAGACCCCCCCGCCTCAGTTCACTTAGGCAAACGTTGCACTTTCGGCAGCGGCACCCATCGGCATCATGACAGCGAACAGACGGACTTTGCCGTCGAAAGCAGCCGTGATAGCTTTCATGTCGATGGTGGCATCGGCAGCGTAGAACTTGGCAGCAGTGCCAATTTCTTGCGGGTTAGATGCGCCATCAGCGTCGATGTCCGTGACCCAAGTGTCAGCGGCATCGCCGTCACCTACGTCGAGCGTACCAGCGTTGCTGCTGGCAGTTTCGATGCGAACACCAACGGCCAAGACCAGCGTATTAGCCGGAACTTTGAAAACGTCGATGTCTTCGTTGGTAGCGAGGTTCGTAGTGGAGAAGTCCAGAACGGCCTCTTGGACAAAAGCCTTACCGCCAGCGGCGATAGCAGTACCATTGTCGGAGATTGAATATGTAGCCATAATCTAGTTCCTCTCTCTTACAGTGAAATAACGCCACGTACGAGGGCTTCCGGACGCAGGACCTTACGGCCAAATACGTGGAGACCGCGAACGATGTCGCTAAAGGTTTCGGTTGAACGAACAACTTCGGTTTTCGCAATGTGCGAAGCCGTAGCAGTCGAGCTCATGTGACCAGCCAAGATCGGGAACTCACCCGCACCCAGACCAGTTACATCAACGGTGTCCGTGCCAGCAGCATTCATGGCAGTAGACTTGTAGCAGTTAAAGCCACCAATGTTGCCTTGCATGACCAGACCGTTGCGGAGCGGCGAAGTGTTGTCGCCAGTCACTTGGACTTCAGCGAACTTGGCACCAGCACCAAACAGAGTTTCGTAGAAGGACGGGCCAGCTACGAAGAAACGGTTTTCTTCCGGAACAGATTGGTCGTCCAGAGCACGAGCCATCTTCAGAATGATGTTGACGAGGTTGTCACCAGTTTGACCAGACAGCGGAGTACCAACAGTACCCAGACCAGTGATGGTCTCAGTAGCAGCGTCAGACTCAGAAGACAGGCCAGCACCGTCGAACATAGCAGTCAAAACGTTAGCGTCGTACTTGCGCTTCAGCGAGTATGCACCCGAAGAAGTGGCAAGAGCCTCAAAGTTAACGTGCGACTGACGCTCTTCGATGTCGTCAATCTTAAACGCAAAAGCGTTTGCTTGGTCTACAACCATAGTAATTTGGTCGTCGGCCAAGTCTTGCGGGTTTACCACAGAGCCACGTGAGTAGCTAGATACGGTAATCGTCGGTTCTTTAATGATCCGAACGGTGTCGCCAAAGTTCTCAATTTCACCAGCGTAATCGGTATTCGTAACATCTTCTGCTACCGAAGCACGACGGAAGAATTTGAGTACTTTTTGGCTAAAGATTTCCGGCGTAAAGTTACCGGAAGGCAGGTTATTGTAACCAGATGCACTATTAAAAGCCATTGTTCTCTTCCTTTGTTAAATAATGGTTAAGCGTTATAGTCAATGCGCCCTTCTGCACGAGCCGCGTCGAGTTCTGCTTCCATAGCTTCAAACTCATGCGGTTTCATGCGGCCAATCTCCGAAGCTTTCCAAGTTTTCTTGTTGCCATCACCAGCAGCATTTACATCTTTTGCTTGTGTGCGGGTGACTGTTTCGGCAGCAGAAGCGTTGGAGCTTTTCTTCTTCTTCGACAAACCGTTGTCAGCCTTGTATAGGTCAATTACTCTCGCTGCCATCTTTGCGTCGGTATTGTTCTTGTAAATAGCGTCGCTAAGTGAAGACGGTTGTTCATCCAACCAAGCAAGGAACTGGTCGCTGTTACGGAGGTCATCAAAGTCCTCGTGGTAACGCAAAAGCTCCTGATAGGCTTTCTGTACTTCCATCTCCTGTTCACGGGCACGCAGCTGTTCGACTTCACTACGAAGTTCGTTAACGTGTGAGTCCGCTTTGAGGGCAGAGATTGTTTCAACAACGCCGTAGACATCCGGATACTGTTCCTTGAACTGTTCCAACTCTTCCATGCTCTTAGGAGCCTTGAGACGAGTCAGAGCATCCAGTTCGGGGGATGCTTCTCCTTGTGATGCGAGGTTGGCTTTCTCGTCTTTCCACTCAGCAAGCTTGCTGTCGTAGTGGCGTTTGAGATCGTCATATCGCTTCTTATAGTCTACTTCTTCTTTGTCAGACTGTGCAGAGAAACCAGTTTCTTCAGGAGTAGCCTCTTCTTGAGAGGGGTCCGGTTGGGCTTCTACTACTTCCTCATCATCGTCGTCTACATATACGTCGTCACGATACTTGCCACGATAGAGGTTTGCGTTGTTAATTGTTCCAAAGGAATCATTCGGTTTGTTGGCGCGGTGGCCTTTTGCTTTTGCCATGATACTTCTCCTTTGCAGGGCCGCAGGGCGTTTACATGCGTGGCGGGTAGCTGCTTCGGTAGTTTAATAGATAGGGCCGTTGGCGACGGGTAGCTATCTGTTAGTTCTTCGGGATAAACCCGGAAGAAT